AAACCCCCCCCCCTTGAAAATAGAAATGATGATTAAATTTTTAATGTGTGTCCGATTAATCGGAATGGTGATTGTGTAGATTTTGTGAATCGACTTGACAAATGCTATAATTATATTGTGTTGAAAATTTTATATATTTATTGTTTCCGATTAAACGGAAAAAAGGGGGTGATAAAATGTCTATTGATTTTAACTTTTATGGTATGGGTGATTTTATAAAATCTTATGATTTTAGAAACAAAAAAGACAATCAAACATCTTATGTTATATACATGCTTAATAGGGTAATGCAGATGTTTGAATATACAAATTTACCCGATTCAATACCTAAACATATATTCGAGCTGTATATAATGGTTAATGGTCATTCTGTTGTTGTTAAGCATAACGATAAACTATATATTTGTTTTGGTGGTTTTGCAGGTGAACCAAACGAATATTACATACCAACACAATACATAGTAGCAAATCCGTATTTGAAGTTATTCAATACTTTTGAAATAGGTAAAGATTGTGTGTTGGTTAAAAACGACACGATGCTTTATGGCCTTATGCCGATGTTCGGCAGATATGCTAGCGCAATGGTTGAGAATGACCTAACTATGAACATGGTTGATATAAACTCAAGAATTAGTGCATTGATTGATGCTAGAGATGATGCAACTAAGGTATCAGCAGAAAAATTTATTAGTGATATGGAAGATGGTAAACTTGGAGTAATTGGCAGTAGTGCATTTTTCGATGGTATTAGGGCACAACCATACGGAGAACGTACCAATCAGAGATTAACGGATTTGATAGAATATCATCAATATCTAAAGGCTTCTTGGTTCAACGAACTTGGTTTGAATGCAAATTACAATATGAAACGAGAGTCTATAAATTCCGATGAGTCACAACTAAATGATGATGCTTTGCTACCGTTGATTGATGATATGTTTGAATGCAGAAAACAGGCATGTGATGAGATTAACGAAATGTTTGGTACTAACATTTCTGTTGATTGGTCGTCAACATGGGAGGATAACGCACAAGAGCTAGAATCATCTCAAGAACTTTTAGATGCTCAAGTTGAACAGCTAGAAGGGGGTGATAATGATGTGGAACAATCGAATAATGAAGATACAAGTAAAACAGATGTATCCACAGATGATGATGGGAAACGGAATAATGAGTGATTTGTCTGCATTTAGTGTTCCATGGCATAATGCTGATTATGTTGCACAACTCGATATGGGTTATTATTGGCATTCAGCCCAAAAGCTCATATCCCCTGTTGTGTTTGATGTTTCTGGTAACATTAATAATATAATCAATTGTTCCGATTTATCGGAATTGACAGAAGAGCAAAGAACAGCCATTGCAGGTATGATTTTTAATATCTATAACAGAAAATGGCAGAAGCTATGGTCTGTATATGAAATTGAATATAATCCCATTGAGAACTACTCAATGACCGAAACCGAAACCATAGATAGAGACGTTAGCAGGTCTGGCACGGATGGTGGTACCGTAAACACCGCCAACACTGGCACAATCGGGGACAGTGGCACAGAAGGCGGTACGCTAACCACGGTAACGGATGGTGAAACAACTAACACAGGAACACAATCCAATACAGGTACCAGCAACACACAAAACGGTATCTTTGGTTTTAACTCATCATCATCTGTCGGGTCAGATACTAGCGACAATGAAAACTCAAATACACGAACTGATAACCTTGCAAGTACAGAAGATGAAACCGTAACAGAAACTAGAAACTTGACAAATGCAAATACAAGAACATTGAACACTACTGATTTGGAAACGCGAAATTTGACGCATAGTGATACAGAAGCGGATGATTCATCACGTGAACTCATACGCAAGGGTAACATTGGTGTTACAACATCTCAACAGATGATTGAAAGTGAAATAGAGCTATGGCAATGGAATTTTTTCAAGCAGGTGTTTGAGGACATAGATTCTATTCTGTGTCTTGAAGTTTATTAGTCGATTAATTGGAAGGTGGAAGCATGAACGTTGAACAGATTTACCAAGTAGTAAACACTGTCACTCAAGAGGTACTAGGCGAATCCGCTGTTGTAAATGAGGATTTGTCCAATATCGTAGACATTGGGCAAACCATTCAGAATCTTGGTAGCGCTGCTTTTGAGAACTATACGCGAACGCTCATAGACCATATCGGCAGGGTTGTTTTCGTGAATCGCCCTTATGCTGGGTCCGCTCCTAGCGTGCTCATGGATTCATGGGAATATGGCTCGATTCTCGAAAAGATTCAGGCCGAAATGCCCACGGCACAAGCAAATGATTCGTGGCAATTGCAGGACGGTCAGACCTATGTGCAAGACACATTCCGCAAGCCCAACGTTAGTGCTAAGTTCTTCAACAACCGTACCACGTTTGAAACACAGATGAGTTTTGCCGAGCGTCAAGTAAAGAGTGCATTTGACAATGTGGGCCAACTTAATGCATTCTTTTCCATGCTTGATACCGCAATCTATAACGGACAAACGGTAAAGACCGATGCGCTCATCATGCGTACCATCAACAATGCAATCGCTAACACCATTGCACAATCATTCGGTTCTGGTACTGGTACCGGATATGATGCTGGTACTAGCGTAAAGGCCGTCAACCTGTTGTACATGTACAATCAGGCACACCCAACCGAGACTATTGCAACCCTTGCCGATGCAATGAGTAACGGTAGCTTCATCCGCTTTGCATCTTACAACATGTCCTTGTATGTTGACCGTATGCGCAAACTATCAACCTTGTTCAATATCGGCGGCAAGGCAAGGTTCACGCCAAAAGACCGTTTGCACTTCGTAATGCTCAATGACTTCTCCAAGGCGGCTGATGTTTACAATCAGTCCGACACTTTCCACAACCAATTCACCGCATTGCCAAATGCCGAAACTGTTCCCTATTGGCAGGGTAGCGGTACTAACTACGACCTTAATTCGATTACCAGCCTTAACGTAACAATCGAGAATGGTTCAGAGAGTGGCGCGACAATCGCGGCTAAGGGCATTCTTGGCGTTATGTTCGACCGTGACGCGTTGGGCGTGTGCAATCAGGATAGACGTGTTACTACGCACTATAACGCCCGTGCCGAGTTCTTCAATAATTGGTACAAGGTTGACGCTCAATACTTCAATGATTTTAACGAGAACATTGTAGTATTCTATGCTAATGATTCCACTGTTGAGTAACTAGCATACAATCTCTAATATTTGGGGGTATTCCGATTAATCGGAATACCCCTTTATGTAGATTGGAGTATCTATGAATATTACTTTATATGTTACTGGCTCTGAACGACACGCAGTTAGAAAGACTCTACAAAGTGGCTTAGAATTAAATGGTTCGTTACGTGGTGAGAGTAGTGTTATTAATCCTAGTTTTTTAATTCAAGTTGATAATCCTAGTCAATATAACTATTGTTACATTCCAGATTTTGGTCGTTATTATTTTATTAGCAATATTACAAGTGTAAGAACCAACATATGGCGCATTGATTGTTCTGTAGATGTTCTCATGAGTTTTCAAGATGAAATATTGAATCTTGACGTTATCGTTAGTGATTTGTCTGTAGGTGAGAGTCCTGCATCAACTTATTTTAGTGGTGAACAGTGGCAATCAACCGTAAAGACTAAAACAGATGTTATTAATTTTCCTAGCGGCTTGTTAGATGATGGTGAATACATATTGATAACGTCTGGTGGAATTGCTAGTTAGTACGATTAATCGGAAGGGGGTATTATGCCAACTCAAACAGCTTTTGAGGGTACAATCGAACTATTGGATTACCAACAATTTTTAGACTATGCTGCTAATCAGTTGGAATATGACGGTCAAACCCAATTATTGCAACATATAGACGCTAAATTACGCGCTAATCCTTTTAACTCACAGTCTAGTCTGACGACGCAGGAACAATGGGCGCAACAGATAATGCGTGAGTTACAAGATAATGGTTTTGATATTCAGTATAACGGTAATAATCAATGGACAGGTAGCGTATATGCTACAACGCCACAGACAACTGTAACCAATCCTGTTAATTCTAATATTTCACAAACGTTTCGTGGAAAAATACGTAACTTCTATGGTGGCGTGAACGAATTTGATGGTAGCTTGCAACGATGGGTTCCACAACGTTTCCCCATTAGTGGTGGTCTAGGTTCCAAAGCAATGTATGTACTAGCGTCTGTTGGTTCTGCTATACAGGCCGTTAGTGCTGGCGTTTTTCTTGGTAAAGCAATTGATAGCGCATTTTATAATGCTAATCCTGATTACTGGGACTCAATAGGAATGTCTAGCCTTAATCCCGAAACATGGAATGGTATGGTCAATAGTGATGATTCGCCATTTGCAGGTTTATTTAATATGATTCTTGGGCTTGACGGCGAAAACGGCACAGCTCAAGCATATATGAATCAAGATGCATTAGCGTATATGTCTCTATTGCTTGCAAGAAATGGATGGTTCAACCCACCAATTGCAACAGTTGAAACCAACCCATTATCTTTAGATATATCACCTTACACAATACCTTTTAATGTTTTTTATTCTTGTACTATTACCGCAACTGGCGGTTCTAATACTTATACATATTTTATAGATAGTACATGTCCTATGTTTGTATACTATAATAATAATAGGTCTTTTGCTTTCTTTTTTGGTACACAGAATATTGGTGAATCTGTACATTACATTCAAAGCTATATTGATAGATACGGTAGATATCATGAAGTATCAAATACAACTAGTCAAATTGAAACTTTACAAAATATAGATGATAACTCATACTACACTCATAGGTTATCTATTGGACTGCCAACTAACTATACTAATATAACACCTGATAACGTTTCATATATTGGTGCTAATTATACAGATAGAGAAAAGAATATCGGTTATTTATTAGCATATAATGTAATTCCAGCATCACAAATAGAAGGTGTTTCAGACCAACCAAATGCAACACTGCCCGATACCTCGACATGGAACGACATACCATCAACGCTGCAATCACTACAGAATCAATACCCTAACGCATTCGCTAATCCCATGGTATGGAACATGGATACGCCATTTCAAAACGACACAGGGCATCAAGCAACATACATACCTGTACCGTTTCCCATGGCAAACTCTGCTACTGATACCATGCCGACGAGTGGCACACAATTACAGAATGCAACGCAAATAGGTACATACCCACAAGCAATACAAAAGTTGCTTACCGATACCGTACAGCAGACCACCACGCAACCAGCAACGCCGCCACAAAACCCAGTCGATACTGGCACAGGTAATACCCCAACGCCTGTTGGGCCTGTTGGTAGCGCTAGCGCCTTATGGAGCGTATACCATCCCACGCAGGCACAGATAAACAGCTTTGGCGCTTGGCTTTGGGGTAGCGTCTTTACGACAGATATACGCAAGTTGTTTGAGGACCCGATACAAGGTGTTATCTCGCTTCATAAGGTGTTCGCGCCACCTGTTGATTCTGGAAGCGGAAACATCGTTGTGGGTACTCTTGATAGCGGTGTTGGTAGTGCTACAGTAACCCAACAATATGTAACCGTTGATTGTGGTTCAGTGAGTTGTAATGAAGATTTCGGTAATGTTTTTGATTATGCTCCATTCACTAGCGTTTCACTATTTCTACCATTTATAGGCATTGTACCGTTGGATGTGTCCGACGTTATGCGTAGTACCATCCACGTTGTGTATGGTGTCGATGTGTTTACAGGTGCATGCTTGGCTATGGTTGAGGTATCGCGTGATGGTAATACCGTAAACCTTTACCAATATTCGGGCGTGGCAAGTGTCGAATACCCATTAACCAACATGCAACAGAGTAACATATTGTCCGGTCTGCTTTCTGTTGCTGGCGGTGTGGCAATGACAGTTGCGAGTGGTGGTGTTGGTTTTGCCGCTGGCGCTGCCATGGTTGGTGGTGCTGCTCAAGCTGCTAACACTCACATTGGGCGTAGTGGCGGATTCTCGGGCAATGCTGGGGCAATGGGAATAAAGAAACCATACTTGATAATCGTAAGACCACAAACTAAAGTTGCTGATAGTTTCCCATTGCTAGCTGGATATCCAACAAATTATAGTTGCAAGCTTGGTGATTGCAGTAATCATGTCGTTGTAAAGCATGTACATGTTGAGGGCATAAACGCGACAGATGCAGAACTAGCACAGATTGACTCATTGTTACATGAGGGCGTATTGTTGTAGTCCGATTAAACGGAGGTGGTTACATGGAAGTACAAGAAATGATTAACGCGATTGGTAGTGTCGGCTTCCCTATTGTTGCATGTGTTGGGCTGTTCTATTTGTATGACAGGACTATTAAAGACATTGTTAACGCTCTTGACAACGTCAATACGACTCTCAATAACGTTAACGCGACTCTGGATAAAATTACTAACAAATTGGAGATGCTATAACATGAGTAATTCTAGGCTCATATCTGGTACTCTACTAACTAACAACTGCTCTAGTCCTCGTAATCACAAGATAGATGCTATAGTAGTTCATTATATGTGTTGGTATACGTCTGCTAAAACGTGTTGTGAGTCTTTCTTACCACGTTCACGTATGGCTAGCGCTAACTATTGCATCGGTAAGGACGGTGAAATTTGGCTCAATGTGGAAGAACGTAACCGTGCTTGGACAACTGGCAATAGTGGTATTGATAACAGAGCTATCACTATTGAATGCGCTAATTATATGGACAAAGCGCGTTATGGTGTTCTGCCTAATGCTACTTGGAAATCTCTCGTAAAGCTATGTGCTGATATATGCAAGCGTAACGGCATAAATAAACTTGTTTATACAGGTGACAAAAGCGGAAACTTGCATATGCACAAGTGGTATCAAGACACCGACTGTCCCGGCCCGTGGCTCTCTGGGCAGTTCGGACGATTGGCAAAGGAAGTTAATACGCTGCTAAATGGTGGTGATATTAACCCACCTTTTGTGTTCGGCGGTACGTATCGTTGTACGGTGAATGGCCTGAATGTGCGCGATGCACCGACTATAAAAGGCAAAATCATAACTTGTTACAATGCTGGCGATACTGTAATTTTAGATGATTGGTATACCTCAAAAGATGGTTATATCTGGGGCAAATACACTGGCGCATCATCTGGCAAAACTAGGTATGTTGCCGTTGGTCGTGACACTGGCAAGCCTGAAAACGATGATTACCTTGTAAAGATTTAGATAAAAAAGGTCCGTTCCGATTAATCGGAACGGACCTTTTTATATCTCAGTCATGCCGTTTTTGAATGGTGTACCACAATTTGGGCAACGTCTGGGGATACAATACCAAAAATCCCAATCCTCAAAATGTACCATGTTAGAAAACATGTCATGACACTTGTTACATCGGTACCATGTTATATCATTGTCCTTTTGCTCTGATACTCGTATTGCAAGTGCTTCTATTTGTTGCACCATAATAGATAATTCCTCACAATCTCGCCTACCTCGTTATCTTGATAGAATATTTTATCAGTTGCATAAAATTCTATAATCTTTCTTTCAATGTCCAAATGTGGATGTGTTAGTTTTCTTCTATAGTTTGGTCGTGCATCGTATCGCGTTGTAAATACTAAGTCGGTATCTGGATTCTTTAGTGGTGTTGTCTTTCTATGTATGAATGTGAAACATACATCATCTACCTGTACAACTTCACATTGTAATAGTTCTCTGTCAAACTCTATAAAATAAGTAAATAGTATGTTCTTAGGTTTGTATCTATATGGGCAATGTGGGTATAAATCTATCTCCCACACACCACTAGTAATCATTTCTAGTTTTTGATTGTCAAAAGCAAAGTAAAAGTCTGATTTTTTACCTTTTTCAAATGGCTTGCAATACTCAACGGCAACCTTTAGAATTTTTCCGCTCGTGTGTTTCAGTTGGTAAACGTCTATCTCACCTTGTTTCATATCTTTAATGTGTCTCAATCCCATCTCATCAAAATATGGGCAATATTTGTTTACTGTGTTTCCTAGCATGAATATAGTTACATCATCACGCGAGCGAATGATTGTTGATAGTGTGTTCATAAATAGTACGAACTCATCACGTAGATATGCCATGCGTGTTATGAACTCATCAAACACTATAGTCTTTACATTTGGATATCCTGTACCCTTCTCATGTTCCATTTGAGAAAGTGCGAAACCGTACATGAACGGAGTTTGGTCTGTTACTCTGTTTACGTTTCCTCTTTTATCTTCTTCGTATCTGCAAAGATACCACCTGCTAGCAAAGTAATACACGCTAGTCCACGCTCCGGCCGTTGCTAGCTCTATCTCGCCGTTGTCTATCAATGGTTCAAACAATCCCGCGCCACGTTTGCCGATGAAATCCTCTTGCATTCGACGTAACAAAGCTGCTTGTGCTCCTGTGGCTGCGTAGTTGTTTATTATCATCTGTAGTACAGCATAGGTTTTGCCGTTGGAACGTTCTCCAATGATGATGTTATAATGTGCCTTTTCCTTTAGTATTGGTTCCAAAGAGTAATATTCCTGCTTTTCTTGTTTCTTCCTTCTCCTAGCGCTCATAATGTTACCCCCTAACCTTTGGCGTGTTCGCTCTCTTTAACTTCTCATATTTCCTACCTTTTTCTCTTTCACCAATAATAAAATCAAAATACTTTTTCTCTTTTAATATATAACCAATAGAATAATATTTACGCTCATTTTTATTACTCATAATGCTAATTCCCTCACTCCCATAATGTAGTTTGCATATTGTGAACCTATGGACAGAGTATAATCCGCATCTTCCATGTATAGACTAGACAATTCCGAACATTCGGTAACGTTACCCTGATAATCAGTAATCACAGCACTAGTTGGCTCATCGACATATGTATGTAACATTTTCCCTGTCCAACCTTTTGGAATGTACATTGAATCATTGAACTTTTCAAACACATCACCATTTGAAACAAATTGCAGATATTTCAAACCTAATTTTTTCCCTAGTCCTGCTACCGTCAATTGCATTCTTTTCTTGGAATCAAGCCACAAATAACGCTTAGCTCCTAATGTTTTGAACTTTATATAATGTCCTTCATAATCCCATATACCTATTGGCTTCTCAATACCTTCAATTGTTTTTGGTCTAGTCCGATTAATTGGAAAACCATAGTGATTCATGGCCTTTTCAATTTTACTTGTAATCATTCTGTTATACATTTCTATATATTTCTTATGTCTTTCACCATGTAACATCTTGAGAGAATCCGTATCCGAATACACATAATCGTTACCAGCTTCTATGATTCCAGTCCATAGATTTACCCTAGCATATGCCGTTACCCAAACTCCCCATGGATAGAACATAAATCTAGCTCTAGAATTGTTATATTTTTCTATTTCATGTTTCAAATCTGGCTGTTCACTTACCCATTCGTGATTATCATAATAAATTTCGTCTCTTACTATATCTGTTACTGTCATGCCATACAAACTATTTAAATTTGCCTTAGCTTGCATATATTCAACTTCTTTACCCTCAACATCTTTCAATTGTGTTTTGTCCTCATACAGAGTTAGAATAGCATTCATAAACTCTTTAGGTAAATACCCTTTTCTATATCTTCTAAAGTTTGATATTCTCATATTATCCCATTTATACATTCTTCTTATTAGCATAAAATCCTGTTCTGTGACTGTTGTTGTTAATGTCTCGGCTTCTACGATTCTACCGTTATTCAACGTTTCACCTTTGACATTTCTACAATGCGAACGTGATATATAATCCTCGTATAGCTCTCTACCTCTTATATTTTCAAACGTCACATCAAACAGACAACAATATAATTCTAAATTATGCTCAAACTCTTCTTTAGAATGTATCTCTATTAACTCGCCTTTGCTCATGGGGAACTGTTCAGAAAGCATTACAGCAGGGTAAGAACTAGTAAAGTCGTATGAATCAATATCATGTACTGTCACGCCTGAATGCATTACATTGGCATGGGTAAAACCACCTTGGAATGCCCTACGCAATTGCATGTATTCGTCGGGTTCTAACGTCATTGTGTGGATGAATCTTCTATATTTCTCATTTCTGTTCTTTGATGTACCCATACAGGCACGTTTTACATAACGTCGAACATAGCCTGTTTTAGTTCTTGGTATCTCGTTTATGGTTCCTTCTTGCTCGATACATTCTTGAATGTACGCCATTACTACTAGTACATCGTGTATGCAATATCCTAGTTCTTCCTTTGTTAGTTTGGTGTCTTTTGTACGTTTCTTGGAATAGTCCAAATCACCTACCATCTTAGAAACCTTGTACTTTTGTAAGTTCTTTCCAACGGATGCTAGATTGTATCCTGATAACTGATATGAGCATCTAAATTCAATGCCTGTTGTTGTTCTGCAATAGTTAACTTTTCTTGTATCTAGTGCAAAAACATTTTTCCATTCAAACCTATCTTTTATAAATTGAAACTCATAAGATAGATTATGCACATATATTGGTAAATAAATGTTGGCACCTAAACCCAAATATGTAGTTAATTTGTCTAAACACCAAATAAATTCATCCCATGTTCTGCCTATTATGCAATAGCCGTCAAGTCCCAACATCCATATATACATGTATGCACTCTTTTCATCATCAATCATTATGGATGTGGTTTCAATGTCAAACGCACACGCTATACTGTAGTACCACTCTCGTTTATAGTTTCCTTTTGGCGCAACATGATAGAATACTTTATACATTATCCACCATAAATCAGCTTTTGTATAAGGCTCCTCATGCAAAACCATACGCAATCATTCCGACTAATCGGAAGGCCCTAAATCTATACCTTTGTTTATAAGGCTAGAAGTTGATATATAATCATCATTTATATCTTGAGATTCTTCATATTCATTTCTCAAGTTATCTAATAAAATTTTCCATGTTTCATCATTTGAAAGAGACTCTGAATAACTGTGTGCTATTGTTGCTAATATCATATCTCTTACTTGTGCCGAATCATATTCAGTTGGGGCATAATATCCCTCATCTACTAACTTGTTATAATATTTCCATGTTTCTCTCCATCTTCTTAGTTCTTCCCATGGTGATATGTATTTATCTAAATTCATTCCAGATGTCATTTTTTGTTTTTTCATTCTGGAATATTCCTTTTTTTCTTTTCTGGATAACTTTCTAACTCTTTCTTTAAATTCTTTATATACTCTTTTCATTCCAGTTAATGATGATTGTGGATTTCGTAAAAAGTTTCTTACTCTCTTAAACTCACGTTTCAGCTCATCTAATGACTTGCCACGAACTGTAAAGCGTTTCACACCTGCTGTTGTATCTGGACCTTTATCCTCACCAAAGTATATATCTTTGTTTTCCATCCTTTTTAAACGCTTGTTTGCAGCATTTCCCATACTACGAATCGCCTTTTTCAATTGTTCCTCACCCATATTATTCGGGTTATCTATGTTAAGCCAATCTCTATACCCTGCCATAGCCGCCCCATCCTTCCCACATCCTAGCAGGTACCCAATTAAAAATGCCCATCTTTATATACCATAGAAAGATTATGGTATTAGAAACTTTTCCACGTTCAAACTTTGATACCATCTCGCGCGAGTACCCAGTTTCACGTGAAACCCTCTCTTGTGAACACTTTAGTTTATATCTCCTAAAGTCTGAACACATGGCACCTATATAATCGTTGGTAATGCCTGTTGTGATTTCCTCACTTGAAATACTCATTGTATGCCCCCACATATAAACCATACATCATCGCAGATGTAAAAAGACCTATAACGTCACCCATAAAAAATATATTAGAATCATGGAATATAAAGCCATAAGTTAAAAGAATAATTGTACATGCCCATACAAGCAGTGTGAGAATATACAATTTTAGTAATTCATGCATGTGTACTCCTAACAAAAATGGGGCGCAATGCCGAAACATTGCGCCCCACTCCGATTAATCGAACTAGCCGATTACCTCAACACTTGTAAAGTTTTTACCCGCTTTGGTGCGCGCTGTTGCAAGCTTAATCTTTACACCGCCCGCGGACTTGAGAGCCTTAGAGCATGTCTCAATGTCCCCATCGAAGTTGCTAAGCCACATGTTGCAAATATCGTTGAGAGCCTTACCACCGTACAAGAACTTGGTACCATCTTCCTCAAACGTGAGAACAGGAAAAGTAGTAGGCTCTCCATATTCGTTAGTTGTTGTAATCATGTCAAACGCATTTATGGTTATACCGTCTTTGTACTTCTTGATTATGTCCTCTGTTGAAATTTTGTCTCTCCCCTCTATAAGCTCAGATAGTGTAGTTGCCTTTTTTGCAAGTGCCGCGAACATGTTAGCCAATTTCATCATCTCCTCTTTATCATTGGCTATTTTCCGATTAATCGGAATTGATTACCATTTGGTAATCTAGGATTACATTATAACACAAAATCTACACAATGTCAACACATTATAAAATCTTCACAAAATCTCCATAATTAATTATCATATCCTCATATCGGTTATTTTCCACGTGTTACCGTACATAAATTCTAGCAATCGAACAAATATCATTTTGAAAGTAATTCCATTTACTGTTCTTTCATCTTCAATGATTATTAATGCTCTATTATATTCAATATTCCAATCAAAATCATCTTTTTCATTATCATCCAAAGGTTTAGTAGAATTCTTTGCAAACTCGATTGCATCTTCATACGTAGTAAAATATGTTCTATCGTGAACATGTATGACTTCATAAGTCTTTTTCATGGTCCCACCCTTCTACAAAAAAAAATGGGTGATACCTAAAGTATCACCCATTATAATTCATTATTTGAAATTACGAGCGGTAATAAGAAGGTTATTAATTTCGTTTATGTTATCAAAGGTAAATTCCTTCTCGTCACCGTCAAACTTCACGTAAATCTCACCGTCAGACAACTGCCAAATCTGAATTTCTGCAATCTTAGTACCGTGAATCTTTGCGTTGGCTTCCTGTTCTGCCTTTTCCTTTTCGGCCTTCTTTTCCTCACGCTTTGCCTTTGCAGATTCCAAAGCCTTTGCATCGTGGCGCTCTTGCTTTACTACTTCCTTAATCTCTGCTACAGTCATTGTGGGATTAACCAAACCCCTATCGACGAGAGATTGGCAAGCGTAGAGGGTGTCTACATCGTCAAGCTTGTTCTTTCCACTCCCACCCATTGGCAACAGCGCCATGAGTTGTGTTTGTGTCCACTCGCCACCCTTAGCGGTAAGCATTGGTTTCCAATTGACGTTTCTATCAATGGCAAAGACTCTACCAACGCGAACCATGTCATAAGCTTGTGACTTTTTAAGACCCAAACGCTGCTCTACGAATTCAGCGAAACCGCCGAACTGTTCATATATATCTTGTTCGGCCATTTCAGCCATGATACCGCAAAGCTGGACTCTTGCCTTACGCCCGACAGCTACAACCTCTGCAATCTCATTTGCATAGTTTCGCAAAGTATCATCTTTGATTGAAGTCTTGTTAAACTTGCCGGACTTGTTCTCAATTGCTACACACATTGTTCTAATCCAATCTAATAAATGATTTGCGGTAACCTAACCATAACTATATACCATGATTTGTGAGGGTACCTAGATTCAAGCATTACGCTTTTGGTTGTTAGGTTTCCGGTTAATCGGAATTGAATCCTAACAGTTAAACCAATATCAAGATATGCCTATAGATATAGCCATAGCAAGGGTAAAGCTATTCGGTTTTCAATGTTCTTGCCCCACGACTACATATTACAACCATGACCATTTGGTAATTCGTACATTTGTTCTATTCACAAAATCTACACAATCACCATTCCGATTAATCGGACACACATTAAAAATTTAATCATCATTTCTATTTTCAGGGGGGGGGGGTTT